AAGCGCCAAGTAGCAGTGTTTTGCCCAGGCTCAATAGGAAATCCAGCAATTTGTGTGATAAACGGTATTCTGTGCGGGAACGCGCTTGTGCAACCGTTTGGCAGGCGAGGCGCAACAAGATTGGCTGGGATTAAGTGGCTGCGGTGATTTGGTGAATCGAGTTGCATGCCGCCAAATCCGTTATCCGCAACACAGAAAGGAAAGTCCACCGACAATTTTATATACCTGTATTTGTCACCAGAGCAGTTTATCAAGGTTGACGACTGCAGTAGAGGGCTGCCGTCTCTCGATTCGCAAGAGAACCCAATTGCATCTGTTTGCCCAGCCGCGCTTGTAGCCGCTGGGTTGCCTGCAATAATTTTCAAACCTTGTGGCACAGGCTCAATTAGCCCAATATGCGCGTTGTCAGCTGCTTTATAATAAATGCCGATGCTGTCTGGCATAATGGCCGTGTCCGATGCCGTATCAATAAATGCTGGCATCCAGTAGCCAGTGCAATTTGCAACGCCGCCTGGGAACGCGGAAGAACAGTTTTTAACCAGTGAGACTGTATTGGTTTGATAATTCACTGCGTTATTGCCGTAAAAAACATGTGCGTGCGCAGCCCCTTTAATGTTAGGGAATACGATAGGGTCATCAAAGTCAACTTTTGCTGGCAAGTTGCTAGACCTCCATGCCCCTTCACCGCCGCAGTCATAAACCCCGCTGCCATCTATACTACAAGCGCCTAAATTGTGGGGCTTCACTCTAGTTTTTGTTGTGCCAACGATTGGCTGAATGTATTGCTGTGTAACTTTAGGCATTAAGCTTGAGTGGTGATGTCCTCCATGAACATTATTAGATTCAAAGCTTTTAGGTAAAACTTTTTTAACAAACTTTTGCCCATTGATTAAGCGCGTCAAGCAACCCTGTCTAATTTGCTGCAAGCCTAGCGCCCTTCGGCCTTTGGTAGTTTTGGAAAAAATATAATAGTTCTCAACGACTGGCGTTGAGGGCAAATTGTTTGCGTCAACTAAAATCTCACCAACTCTGGGGCATTCTGGCTGCGGCACAGCCTCTATCACTTTGTTGTTGAAAATACCGCCGTCTTTAATGTAAATTTTAGGAGCGTGGTTAAATCCGATTGTTGCGCCATGACCTGCTGGCGTAGCTGCGTTATTGTCAACTACTAAAGAAACGACATTGTTATCGACTGTTTTTTGAAAGTTGACCTCATACACCGCGCCAGTACCAGTAAGCCCCGTTAAAAACTGTCCGTTGCCTTTAATGTTTACATCCGACAAGGTGAAGCCTGTTACTGGCTCTGTAAATGTAAATGTAACCGTTGTGCTTACGCCTACTTTTAAACCCGCCACTGGCGCAGTAATCTTCAAGTCTGGGTCTGCCGCAATTGCGTTGTTTATCAAAAAAACTGATAATAAAAACATCTTAAATATAAAGTTCATTGTTTAGTCCTTAAGTTATTACTATTGAAGATGATTGAAACCACTCATCGGATCCTGCTGACACTTGTAAAGTCAGTCCTACGCCGCCAGTAAATGGTATTGAGAAAACGAAGTTGGTGGTGTTTCTTGGAACTTGCACCAAGATGTATTGGCCGCTACCAGCCACGTTTAAAATTTCAGATGGTAGATTTACAGAAAGGCCGCCCAAGTTGACGCTTGGTAACAGGCTGCCACCTAAGTTAATCAGAATGCCAGCTGTCTCTGTTCCATTAAATGTAAATGTTGCATCCAACGTAACTGTCGCATTAACAGTGCTGGCATTTTGCGCCGTAGCAATTGATGCAACATAGTTATTCTGGCGAACATCTTGCGCAAGGGCATAAGTAAATTCTTTTGAGCGAATGCCTGCTTTTTCGGCGTAAACTGTGTATTTCGTGCTAAAGCGTTCAATGTCTAATGGCCTAAGCGCCTCACCGTATTCGATATAGCCGTTCGCATTGTTAATTGTCAGCGTTCTTACAGGCGTTGGGTTGCCGCCCAAACCTTCAACATCAACTTTATAAACAACGCCTGATTCATTTAATCCGCTAGGATTAAAGAAGCTTGATGGTGTAGTCTCGTCCACTTTTGATGATACTTTTGCGCCGATATACAAAGTATTAGCTGCCAGCGTAAATCCTGGGAAATACCCAACATCGGGAACCGCACCGCCGTCTAAGTACGAGCTGAAAGCTACCCCTCGTGGCGGGTATGGCTTGCTGGCGCGGCTTATGATTGTGTGTGATATTGGAGTGATGCTAGACAATGACAACTCAACGCCTGTTGAATTTTTAGGAACCACCTTGTAAAAAGTAGTATTGTTGTTTGCTTTGACTGTGGCATCGATTGCGTAACTGGTTAAAACGTAAATTCTGGCTGTTTCTTCTTGTAAAACTTGTATTGGCACGCTATCAAAACAAGCAACGCCAACATTGTCTAAAATTTTCGACGTTTCGTTACCAATCGTGTAACTATTCAATGAATTTAATACGCAATGCTCTTGCTGCCCTACTGAGTCTGCTATCAAGCCAATCGTGTTTGCAGTGATACTAGCTGGAAAGTCTTTTTCGTCAACAACCGCAATTGATCTATGGTCGTAGGTGATCGTGCCAACCATCAACCCGCTAGGCGTATAGCTTTGGTTGTCTAATACTTTTGTGTAAGTTCCATTTTCTGCATTTGACGCGTAAACTGCATAGTTTGTAGTATCTACCCCGTTTCTGCTAACTGCAAAAGCAGTGTACCCGCCAGTTGTTGCCACTGCCGTTTTCTGTCCGGCGCTAAGCATACCGTAAGGCGCTTCAAAAATAGCAATATCAGTTAAAGCAGTTAGCCCGGCCGAGACAACGTTTGTAATTGTGCCAACGCCAGTTTGTCCGCCTACGGTTAATATTAAAATCTCATCGGCCTCTAAAAGCGCGTCTGAATTTGCAAGTGTTGTAGCTGCAAAGTTTGATACGCCAATTGGCACACTGATGTTGCTGCCAACAATCGTCACGCCATTGCTGTAAGCAATTGGTGCGGCGTAATCGACGCCCTCAGTTGCAGTTCCACCTATCGTAAAGGGGAATAGTTGAGCCTGTTGAGTCGCCGCGCTTAAGGTTATGTTGAATATTAAGTTTTGGCCTTCTGACGCCGTTGGGCTTGAGATCGTCGCTACTGTAACTACCGCAAGAGGGGCTGGTGCTGCACCGGTTAATTCTACAATATTGCCTAGGGCATCAACGGAACACAGTATTCCGTTATTGTCTAAAAATATTACGCCTGCTTTCCCTGAAGGTACTGCTGGAGGGGCTGCTCTTGCGTATAGGTTATACGGCAAAAATCCAAAGTCCCCTGAAAGGCCTGGCACTCCTTGAAGGCCTTGAACCCCCGGGGTTCCTTGAAGTCCTTGAGGCCCCGTTGCTCCTTGAGGTCCTTGAGGTCCTGTTTCTCCTTGAGGTCCTGGCGCTCCTGGGACTCCTGGAAGGGCAGTCCCTGAAATACCTCTTGGACCGGGTGGGCCTGGAGGCCCTACAAAAATTGGGTTTTCTACAATATTTAGCGGTATAACCGAACCGTCTGGTAAAAATAAACCGACCGCTGCGCCTGTTTCGTCAAGTAAGTACGTAACTATTTCTACATCTTTAAAAATCTGAAATTGATCAGGTTTGTAGATATACTCGTTTAGCCGCTCGTTTGAAATTAAATGTGTAGACCCTTTTGGCATATCTACGGTTTCGCCGGTAATATCGACCCCGTACGTATCTTTTAACGCTACCACTTTAGAAATTTGCATCGTCTATCCTTATCAAGCCGAACCAATTGGTTTAAAATTATTTGTTACTGGTGCGCCGTTTTGTAGAGTAGCGCCTTGTTGTAGTGAAGCTTGTTGCTGGGCTTGTTGCGCTTGTTGTAATTGGTTAGCGCGCACTTTAAGCATGTCTGCCGACGGCACGATGGCATCTGTGTCCATATCTAGTGCTTTTGCGCCTTCGCGTAGCAGTGCTGCTACACCTTCTTCCCCAATGATTTGCGCCACTGATTCGCTATTAAGCGCGATTTGTAAGAACTCGTTTCTACGTAGTTGGGCTTGTTCTTTTACTACTAGGGAGTTTGCGCCGCGTGCAACTACGCGAATGTCGCCTTTAAGTTCTGGGTCTTCTTCGTACTTCATGTTGAAGTAGTACAAACGCTCTATGGCTGGGCCTAGAACGTACTGGTCGATGTTACTGATAACTTGTTTGATGCCTTTGCCTGCGTTGCTCATCAGCATTGATAAGCCCGAAGCAGTCCGACCTGCGCCACCACTTGAACCGTCACCTGATAAATACCGTGGGATGCTTGAGTACTCGTCTGCCAGTGTGGCGAACTTTTCATAGATGCCCATAAGCTCTGCGGCCATCATGTTTGGCTGGAAGAAGTTAACCGCTGGTGCGGTGCTGCCGTAAGGGTCGCTTTTCGACTGCCATATTTTCCACGGGTACATTTTTGTAATGTTCTCGCCTTTTGGCATACGGTCTACGTTTACATCCACCTGTGGGCCAGAAGCAATACCCATGTTATTTACGAGCGCACGCGCTGCTGCGTTGCAGATTGATGCGCAGTCTCTAATTAAGCCGGGCACAGAATTACCCCAAAATAGGCCTGGGATTTCTTCATACGAAGTTTTAAAGTATGGCTTGCGTTTAAACGGGTCGTAGTTCAATGTGGCTTTAATTACCCACTCGCCAATTAACCATACTTCACAGTGGTACTCTTTTAATTCGTCGGGTACGTCTTCTTCGGACATACCCCATTCCCTGAGCTGTCTGCCTTGGAGTGCTCCCCAAAACTGTAGTGCGTCGATAAGGCCTTCTGAGTTTGACATGCCTAGCGCATTTTCGCGGTCTTCTGCATGGGCTTTCTCGCTGTCAATCATCAGCCAATCGCGTATGCCTTGTCGGCCATACTGGTCCAATACTGCTTTAATCGCTCCGTCGCTATATCCCTCTACGCCCTGATACGTTTCCAGTTCAGCCCTTGATAAGCGGTGGCGTTCGATTAAATACCCGTCATCTACGCTGGTAGAATGCGGGGCGGGGTACAACATAAATGGGTCAACTCGCTCCCACTCTTTTACAATCACATCTTTAATTTCGAGCTTGTAGTCCTCTCCGTCCTGCACCCATTCCATTCGGGGTTTTTTACGGATAACGGGGCCTTTTAAAATAGCTGCTGGGAAGGTTACTAAGTCGTCTAAGAATTGACCGAAGGCATTAATAAAATCACCTTCTGATAACTGGTCTTCCATTTTCAGTTCCATCGTGGCGACTTTGGCTTTTGCTTTTGCGTGTTTTGCAGTAGCGACGCGTGCTTTAACTTTCGAGAGCAGCGCGGCCATTTCATTCGGGCCAACGGTTAAACCGGTGTTTTGTTCTAGCGCATACGCTTCTTCCGTAGCACTCCGTACTAAAGCTTGTTCGTCAGCGGGGGAGAGTTGTGGCACCTTAGTTGCATTGATAGTCCACGGTTTGTCATCCCGTACGCCCAATAGCGTATCGGTCAACCATGCTTTCGCTGCGCGACATTTATTCGAAGTCAACATCATGTAAACTTCGGAGCCGCCAGATTTTCTAATCTCAGATAGAATTAACGGGTCATACTCGCCTCGCCTTTGTCTTAGTGCTTCGAGCATTGTTAGCTCTACGGTTTGTTTTGCTTGTTTTGCTTCTGACCAACATGAACGTACATGACTAACTAAGCCGGTGATTTCAGGTCGGTTGTTTTGGATTTCCGCAGCTTTGCGGGATTCGGCTTGCATCGCGCCGAGGCTCATAACCGGTAATATGCCGTTTATGTTTGACATTGCTTTTGGCATTAAGCCCTGGTTTGATGCAATTTCCATTAATTTGGCAAGTAGGTTTGAGTACCCTAGTTATAGCATTAACTTGTTTACGTGTCAACAACTAAAGTGCCCTTCGTGCTATGGATTGGAGGTAGGAGCACGAAGGGTTAACAGCTTTAGCAAAGTCACACTTTGATACGAAATTAAAGCATTTATTTGTTTACTTGTCAACAAGTAACAGGAATTTAAGCCGTTAACTTTCTCCGATTAAACTATTCTATACGGTGCATCTTCTACTATTCTGGCTTCGCTATCGATGAAGCCTCCAAATAACCCACCACCGTCAGCGTGTAGGGCTAAATACTGATACGCGTCTTGAATATCCGCCCACGGGTGTGTTTTCGAGGGTTTATCTTCGGTTTCGCCATTTGTTTTTAGTCTGTAGCGGTATTTCGACTGAAACCCTGCAATTAGGTCATTACAGGCGGGGTCAATCAGTACACCTGACTTTCCATCCACTGTACGCGTAAAAAAGTGCTCTACAGCGGCAATTCGGGCGGTAATACTGTTCGTAGACGCTGGAATTACAGTAAATCCCTCAACTTCGAGCATGTCTTTTACGTTACGCTCGTCGCTTTCCCGTGCCATACCCGCAGGGTCAATGACGATTAATATCTTACATCCTTGGTATTTATTGACTAAAAGCGGCTTCAAAACCTCACGAATGAACCTAATTGCGCCCATATCATTAGCCGCGAACGCGTCATACACGAATAACCTGCCCTCAAAGCCCACTTGTCCTATCACTGCAGCCGGATTAAGCCCAGTACAATCAAACCCTACCACTACAGGCGATACGCGTGCTGAGACGGGCACCAGTGCATTTTTAGATACGTGCAGCTCTTTATCGAAGGATCTGAATACGGGTTTCCCTGAGAGTGACTTACCAAACTTCGCATGGATATATACGTCAACCCAATCTTCGCTCTTGCCCTCCGCCAAGTTATCGTAATACCCTGTAGGTAGGTACTGCACCCAGTCAGCTTCAGGGCTAAGTCCGCTCGGCTGAAAGAATACCGCAGCGTTGTCCGGCGGGTTGGTTAGAAACTCCTCCCAGAACGTATCAATGTCCGGCGAGTTGGTCATGCCCCATAGATGTTTGTTCTGCGCACCGCTATCCGTAACACATCCCATAATCGGGTTGCCTTTTTCATCTAGCCCCCATTCAGGTCTGTGCGGCACCATCATGCCATCGGGGTATCGTCCTAGTCGTCCTTGCATAGCTTCAAACACTTCTTGGTCAGCTTCTCTAAATTCCTCGAACACTGCAAAACTTGCCTGCAGTGACAGTACTCGCCTAACGTCGTTGGAATCATCTAGTCCGCGAAACAGTACTTCGCACTCAACATCATCGAACTTCAGTACAAATTTGTAGTTAGTTTTTTCATATACTCCTGCTTGGCCGTCGGGGAACCACTTTAAGAAGTCCGGAATACTGGTGTCGCGCAGCTGCTCTCTTGAGTTACGAATCCATACACACCTTGAGCGTCTAATACCGTCACGACACGTCGCCATCTGTTTTGCCTCGTAGGCAATTTTCATAATCCCTGCAGTGGTTTTGGTCGAGCCTACAGGCCCTACGATGAAGGATATAAATTTACTGGACGTTAAAAATCCACTGACTGAACGCGGGGGGCTGTATTTTATTCTTGCCATTACTGATCTTCTTCGTTTACCCAGCCATTTCCACTGGGGGCTTTTTTAACGCTACTAAATTAATCAATGTCTACTCCAAAATGTTCTTCTGCGTATGCTTCAAGCACGCCGCGGGGTAGGGGGTCCGTATCGATGTCAAGGTAAGGCACTTCTTCGACCAGGTGTTCTTGTGGTTTTGTTTGTGTAATGGTTGTCGTGGTGCCATCTGGAAAACTGATTTCGATACTGAACTGCGGTTTGGTGGGGCCGTTTTTTTGCACGCCGTCGTCTTTTACTTTTTTGAGGAACTCGCCAGCTTTGAGTAAATCGCCTGTTGGCATCCGTGCGTCTAAGACTCTCATGGCAACTCTTTCGACCACTTGGTGTAGCCCGGCTCCTGCAATAACTCTAGTAATTGCGCCTTCTGCCATCAGCTCTGCGGCTACACGGTCGGCCTGTACGAGAAAGTGGGGGAGGTCTTTAATCTCGTCGTAGACAAACCCATATTCTTCTACAAGGTCTTTTGGCATCCCCAATGCAAGTTGGACGAGCATTTCGTCGGGGAATTTTAGGGCGCGTACTGGATGAAAACTTGTTGACATGTAAACAAATGTAATGGGTTTTGTGGGCGGTGTCAAGCGGAGTGTTTGTTGTGGACAAGTGTAAAGGGCTTCAAAAAGGGGGTTCGCGCTAAAACTCGGACATAAGGCGGGGGTACCCCTACCACCTTCATAGTCCCACCCCCCCTATATACACCCCGCTAGTAAGGTAGGATGCGGAGTCTTTCTAGTTACATAGTCAAAGCCAAAGCCTACAAGTTACGCCTAGCAAGTCCGCGACCCTTAATTGGCTCGCCTTCAGTCTAGAACCGCGCTTAACACTGGATACTTTCGTGTAGGAATTAGAACGCCCACACTGGACTTGAGTAAAACTGGTTCACGAAAAACGTGGAGGGTAGCACACCGCTATCCTACGAGGCGAAAAGTCTGACCTCACAACAACCCCATCGCTACATGGGTAAACAATAATGTGCGCCGTATATCGCTTAAATCATCCTAATTGGCTAGGTATCGCAATGGGGTGCGCTTTAGGCGGTATCAGCTTGGGCTATCAACCAACTTTCTACAAGATAACTCAAGTCCATACACAACATACGAGAGGATTCATCATGTCTATCATGTCATCAATCAAACTATCTGCCCAAATCCGTTCAATCGGTGCGAACTCAAAGAAAGTTCGTGAGCAAATTCAAGAGGTTCTAATCTCATGCGCGTACTACGCTGCCAAAGACGGTAATACTAATCCGTTCAATCAACTGCTTGCCGCTGTAGGCACTGCAACACGTATCAAGGGTTTAACTGCATGGGGCGAGCTGTATGGTTTCGTGCAAGTCAAGGCTGAAAAGTTCATCCTGAATAAAACGGCTCGTAAAGAGGCGAATGTAACTGATGAGGCTAGTTTTGCCGAGTTTGAAGCTGTAATGCGTTCGAGTCCTATGTGGTTCGATATTGTTCCTGCTGAAAAGCCAGTGTCGATTTTTGATGCTTCACACTACTTGAGTGGTGTTATCGCTAAGCTAGAAAAAGAAGGCGTTGCCGATGTAGTGCCGTTCATCACTGAAGCGATTGAGAAGTACAACAATTCAGTAGCACTAAAAGAATTGGCACTGGCATCACTCGGCGAAGCAGTAATCTAACCACCGCCCTTCGGGGCTTTTAAAGCTCCCCACTAGTTGGCGGGGGTGATATGGGGTAGGGCACATATCGGGCACATATTGTGCCACATATTGGCAGCTTTTTTGTCTTATATTATATTATATTAATCAATAAGTTATATAAATATAGTTAAAATAGATACCCCCGCTAGTGGAAGGAAAGTGACTAGTACACATTATACAACGGGTATTATTTTCTCTCTGAAAAATATGTCTCCCCCCTAAAAAGATATTTAGGTGCAAAAGTGCGCCACATATTGGAAAAACACACATTCAATGGGTTGCAGGGCA